TAAAATATAAATTATTTATATTTTTAGGACTTTCCACCCTTATTTAATGACTCGTTTATAGCCTCTATTTGGCTATCTGACAGGATCTTGGCTGCTTCCATGGCTCTGGCTCTAGAATAGCCATAAAACTCCATAATAGGCTCTATAGAGGCTTTATCGTCTTTATGCCATTTCGCATATCGATTAGCCTTTGGTAAAGCCTCTAGGTAATACTCATACTGTAATTTTTTATCTAAATTTGGCTTTAGATTCATAAAATTAGCATGAAAAATAGCATCCTTGTGGTAAGAAAGAGATTTATTGACCACAAAAGGAATATATCCTCTCTCAGCTTGTTCATTTAAACCAATAATATTCTTCTTGGTTTTATTAATAGAATTTAGGTATTCTCCAAGATCCATTAGTTAAACTCACAACTCATCATTAATTCGACTAGGCAAGCAACCATATTAATCTCTTGATCGGCAACAAATGCTGCTTTGTATTGGTATTCACCAAGAACAATAATAGCCTGTGGAATGGATTGTTTTGTTAGGACTTCCGATAGATTATCATAAATCTTTCGGAAAATATCAGAATGGGATAAATGCACATTTGCAGCCACCCATTTACGAACAGAAGAAAAATCCTTCTTTTTCATAGACTCAATGAGATTTTTCACCTCAAGATCTGTGATATTAATCAAAATTCCATGATCAATAATTCCAGAAACAGAGTAACGCTGAAGTTCATTTAGAATTCTACGAAAATCTGGAAAATGCTTATTAATCAGTTTGGCTAGTGTTTGTGATTCATACTTAATCTTTTCAGTCTTCAAAATCTGTTCACAGCGTGTATAAAGTTGGGTGCAGATTTGCTTCTTTTCTTCTTGAGAGACTGTAAAATCAATACAGGTACATCTTGAATGAATTGGTTCAATGATCCTAGACTTGTAATTGCATGTAATAATAAAACGACAATTATTAGCAAATTCTTCAATAGCACCACGAAGTGCTGGTTGAATGCTATTTGCGTTTGAGTAATCAAACTCATCTAGAATAACCACCTTCTTGACACCACTTGAAAATGATACTGTGCTTGCAAATTGCCGAATCTTTGTACGAAGAGTATCGATATTACCCTCTTCGGAGCAATTGATGATTATCCAGTCACAACCCATCTCATTACAAAGGGCTTTCGCTACTGTTGTTTTACCAGTTCCGGCTGTACCAAATAGCAGTAGATTCTGTGGTTCTCCTTTAGCAACCATGTCCTTGAAGGTTTGCTTCAAGGACACTGGGAGAATACACTCATCAATGGTTTTAGGACGATATTTCTCTACAAAGAGAAAGTGTTCGGGATTTGTATTCATAATATTTAATTGCAGTAAGAATCTGGTTGCATTGCAAACCAGTAAGTTAGTTGAATATTTTCATTCTCAAAACGACCCGCGAGTTGCTTTGCGAAAGAAATCTTGTAATTACCAGGAAGGAGTTTAATATTATCCATCTTGAAATGGAATGCAAAATCCTTACCGTTATCATTATCAGCAAGACGAATCTTACAGCTATTGCTTGATGGATCTGATCGATCTGATACCTCAACAAACATACCATCATCATTACCAGTAAAAGAAATATCAGGAAGTTGCATGATAGAACTTGCACGGCTAAGTTCAGAGAACATTTCCTGTGTAATATCAACCTCTACTGCAATCTCTGGCATATTTACACTCTTTGTTGGTGCAGTCAATAGTCGTGGTTCTGAATAACCATAATTTACTACAGAATTATTATTACCAGAAATAGTAACAGACTTTTCACCAAATTCAAATGTTGGATTGGTAAATAGACTCACGACTCCAAGAAACTTATTGAGATCCCAAATACCAAATTGGGTGTCGAATGTTTCTTCTACAACCGCTTCAGCCATACCATTCATCGAAGGTGTGATTGTCTTGATTGTATTTCCTGGGTTTACCAGGATATTCGAATTGAGTGAGGCAAAGTTCTTCAAGATCGCAAGTGTAGTCTTGCTCAACGTAATTTGTGTCGCTGTATTCATAGTATTCTTTCATTTAAACTGTTCAAAATCATCCATATCATCAAGATCATCTAGATCATCAAAAGTATTTGGATTACCAACATAATTTCGAAGATCTTGTTTAAGACGATGCTTTTTGCCATTCTTTTCTTTATTGTGAACGCCACGATCCGAACGTGGCTTTGGGTTGATTTTTATTGTTATTCTTTTCCATTAAAATTCTACCCAATGAAAACCATTTTTATCTTCTATGTAAGTATACATCTTACCAGTTAACCTGTCAACCCATCTATCACCGACATTTGCGTTTAGTGGAATACTATCCGAATAATGATAATCTTCTATATCACCAGATAATTCTTTCCATCCAGAATTTTTCTTTATTGGTAATGATTTTTTGTTTCTTTCAATGGCTACGTATTGTTTTCCATCATAAAGTACAACATCACCAACATTATATGTTACTTCATATCCACGGGAATCATATTCTTTAAAATTTCCTCTATAATTAAGTTGTTCTGGATTACTCATAAGAATATTTATGATATGGTCATTTTACTGAAGTTATTCTTCTTTTCAAATGTTATTGTGTTTGTGAATTTATCTACGATTTGATCTGCTTTATGGCTAATAACAAAAACATTTGTTTTAGTCCCCAAAGCATTAAGCAATCTTAGTACTTCGTCAGTACCAACTGAATCTAAAGATGAATCAAAAATTTCATCAAGAATCAATAAATTGCAATTAACGCTATTTTTCATTTTAGCAATTTCTCTCCATGCCAAAAGCAATGCGAGATCAATACGCATCTTTTCACCTTCACTGAAATTCATATAACTGAATTCATCCCGATGACGGCTCTTGATTACTTCGTTGAATTCTTCGTCTATATTAAACTGAACAAAGAAATCCATGGCTCGTAAATACTTATTGATGTATTTATTCATAGATGGTAAATAGTGTTTAATTATTTTAATCTTAACACCATTATCCTTAAGAATATCCCCAGCTAGTTTAAGATAAGTTAGATCTTCTTTAAGAACTTCTGATTCCTTCATTAATTTAATAAGTTCAGATTTTTCCATCCTCAAAACAGTCTTTTCTCTAACTAAATCCATTTCTATCTTATTTGATTCTGCTAATTGTTTTGTTTTGTAGGCAATTAATGATTTTATTTCTCGTATAGATGAATTCAAATCTTTAATATCAGAATCTATTTTAACTATTTTTAGTTTATTCTTCTGTTCTATAGAAATAATTTTTTCATTAGAATCATTTGTCTCTACTAATGAATTTATTTCTTTCTCTAAAGAAGTAATATTTTGTGTCAGTGACTCTATATTTTCTTTCTTTAAACCATCTGTCAAATGTGTTTTGCATTTAGGACAGTTTTCTGTCTTTTCATAGAACTTTACTTCTTTTTCAAGATCTGAAATTTTGAATGTATATTGTGATATTGTTGTCTCATTCTTTTTAAATATCTTTTGAATATCATCAATCTTATCATTTAAATCTACAAGATTTTTTTCTTGTTGTAATTTTTGTATTTCTTCTAGATAATTATTTTCTTCTATTGAATGTTGATCTATTTCTTCTTGAATTTTTTTAATATCATTATTCAAACGTAAAGTTAAATTATCCACAATTTTTTGTTGATATTCGACTTTTTGTTTTTGTAATTCTATTTTATTTACAATATCTGTAATATTTTCTTTTGCGATTGTTACCTTTGTTTTAAGAATAACATTCATAGTTGTAAAAATATTAATATCAAGAATATTTTCAATAACGGCTCTACGATCAGAAGCAGTTAATTGCATGAATGGAACAAATGCAGAACTACCAAGAATTACTACTTGGGTAAATGTCTTATAATTCATTTTAAGAATTTGTTCTTCTAATACACCCTGATAATCAATATTTTTGGAATCTTGATTTATCAATTTTCCATTTCTATGAATTTCAAAAATCTTGGGTGATAAACCACGAACAATTTTATAATCATCTTTGTCTATAGAAAACTCAAGTTCAACCAAACAATTTTTCTTGTTTATAGAATTACTTACTTGAGTTAGATTTATCTTTCTAAATGGTTTACCGAATAATGCAAATGTAATTGTATCAAGCAACGCGAAAGATTTACCACTTCCATTTGTACCACAGACCAGAGTGGTTGAATTTTTATTTAACTCAATTTCTGACCATGTATTCCCAAACGATCCGAAATTCTTAAACTTTATCTTTTTGAATATTATCATTTAAAAGAACACCTTCTGTTACCATAGATCTAAAAACTGGTTTATCTTCTTCAAATAAAAGTTCATCTGCTGTTTTTTTATTATCAGTCACTGCTCAAACTCTCCATATAAAGATCTTTAATAATAAGCTTTAATTTATTTTTATCTTCTATTTGTTCCATACCATCAATTTCTTTTGAGATTATTGTGATGGTATCTTCACTAACATCTACTTCAGCATCATCCATCTTTGACGATATACTGGTATCTTCAATAATTTGAATACCATACACACCAACAGAATTTAAAGAATCAACCATAACATCTAATAGTTTAGAGTTTTTCTTATTAACTACTACTATCTTAATGTATGCGTCTTTATACTTATCATATTTTGCTTTTGTTAATGCTTTTACAAATGCTTCATTAGTATCGTCATATCTTAATGTATAGAAAAGATTCTTTTTATTTTCTATAAATGTTGTTTCTCTTGTTTCTGTATCGAATACATGAAAACCTTTTTTACTACCGACATCAGCAAAAGATAATTGATATTGTGTGCCTAAGTAATGAATATTTTTATGTGTTTGTTTTAGATGGAAATGTCCAGAAAATACTTTATCATAATTATTAAAGATAAAACTTTCTACTCCACCCTCATGCCGAATTCCAGCTATGACTTCGAATCCATTAATCTCAAAATGCCCACATAAAATAGAACAAGAATTATTTTGAATAAATTCTACTGATTCATCAAAATTTTCAGGTGAAATCCAAGGAACAATTCCTATACACATGTCACCAAATTTAATATCTGTTGGTTGTTCATATAGTATGACATTCTTATATCCATAGGAAAACAATTCTTTTATAGAATTTACATGATTAGAATTCTTATAAAAGACATCATGATTACCCAATGTAATATGAAGAGTGATACCATATTCATCGAATTTATTCATAAAACGAGTTCTTACCTGACCAAGAGTATTAAAATTAACATACTTTCTACGATCTAGTAAGTCACCCATATGAATAACATTCTGAATATTATTTTCTTGTAGATATGGGAAAAATATATTCTCAAAATAATCTAAAGAATAATTCAGAAATATTGGAGAATCATTACGAACCCCAAAATGGGTATCTGAAATAATAGCGATTTTCATGATTTCTTTTTTGGTTTCTTTCCACGCTTCTTTTTAGCTTTTTCTTTTGTCTCCATTTTTTCTATATCATGTTCAGATAAGAAAAATGTACTTTGGAGAAATTCTGAAAAAGTCGATGATCCCTGATTATTTTTAAGCCAGTCTACAAATTTACCATCCACATCATTCATCTGTATGCATTTATATTTTATATAAGATTGCTTCTTTTCTCGTTCTATTCTGCGTAAAAAAGCATAGTAAATTATCTGTGTAAAATACGAGAATGGATTTGATGATTTTTCAGAATCGAAATTATGAGCATAAGCAATACAATTTTCGATACCATCACCAACCATATCTTCTCGGAATGGATAATTAATAAAATTAGGCCGTTGAGAAAGGTGTTCAGCGATCATTATAAAGCATTCTGCTATATAATTCGTTACCGGGGGTCGCTTTTGACCTTTCTTTTCGGCCTTTTTAACTTCTTTTTTCCATTCATTCATGGATTTAAGAAATTTTTCGTTATCAACATAATGTCTTAATGATTTTAATTCTTTTTCTATTATATCTTTTGCCATTTTATACTCCTCTTTCATTATAACAGATTTCTACAAAATTTCAAGTTTTTACTTGACAGTTTTGAGGTTCTGCTTATAATTCCCCTTGTGGGGAGAGAAAGGGATAAAGTAATAATACTTAGTAAGTAATAATAACTAATCAAGATTCTGGATCACCATAATCAGTTGATTTTGGATCTGGGTTCCAGTCAGATAACTTATTACCAAAGTCTTCACGCTTCTTCTCATCACCAGTAAAGTTATTTTTTTTCTTTACTTCATTGATCATTTCAAGTAATTGTTCTGGATCAAGAATACCAGCAGTCATTAAATTCATAATACATTCTGGTGGAATAACCATAGAAAGATAAATCATTGGTCTTTCCTTCAATTCATTTGGAATTAAAGATTCAAGACTTAATTCATCTTGTTCTGGTTCTGGCTGTCTTCTTTTCTTTTTTGCTTTTCTTCGTCTTGGTTGTTCTTGTTTTGCAAGATCAATTAAATTACTCATATATGAATCCATGATTTCATCAAGTGGATTCATAAAATTATCTTTTACAGAACCAGCATCTAATATTTCCTGTGGAGAAATATTATTTTTTGACATTTCAATATTATAAAGTTCTAAAGTTTTTTCGTTTGGATTAAATGAAATAGATACTTGTTCTTTTGCCAAGTCCGCAATTTTTTCATTTGATCTTAACATCCAATCCTTTAATATTGTCACATCATGCGGGACTCCGCGAGTATCAAGCATGGTCGTTGTTTTGAAAACCATTGGATTTTCAATCTTAAGAACAGAATCATTATCATTATTTAAAAGATTGCCAATTATTTCTTCACCACTAACTAGTTTGAAGATTTTTGTATTTTTATTCATTTGGCTCCTAACTTCACTTTTACTGTTTTGTATGTGAACTTCTCATTATTATATATGGTCAAACGCTCATCCATATGTCTTAAGGTATGGTTCCTATATGATTTGAAATGTAAATCATCACTTATATCATATACTACTACATTATCTTTTGTTTCTGACTTTCTTAGACCTCTACCTATTGATTGAAGAACACGAATAACGGATTTGGACGGTGAGGCGAAGATAATAGCATTTATATTCTTGATATTAATTCCAGTACTGCAAGTTCCATAAGATGCCACAAGAACACTATTTGTGTGATTATTTACTATATTGCGAATTAATTCTCTTTCTTCAACATCTGTTTTTCCATGAATTTGGAAAACATCTTTTTTATTTCGTTGCTTTATTTTATTAAATAAAGGTAATCCGTGCTTTTCAACGAAATTGTAGAGTACAAGAACATTACCCTTTAATTTACATGCAAGATCAGCAATGAAATTATTTCGAAGATCGTTTGAAATTAACCATTCTATTTCTTGTGCATATAAAGGTTTTTTGGGGAATTCATCATAAGATAATAATATATTATTGATATTTAATTTAGATAAAATATTATCGTCAATTAATTCTCTAGTTGTTGTTACCGCATAAGATCTACCAAACAGTCCTTCTATGATAAGTTTGTGTGCTTCTGTATTATCTAAAGTGCCTGTTGTTCCTATGCGATACTTGGTTTGTTTCATTTTACGAACAAGTAATGATAATGATTTTGCTTTAAATAAATGGCATTCATCCCCAAAGATACCATCAAATTCATTGAAAAATGATTCTGGTTCTTTAAATATACTTTGCCATGTTGATATTACTATTTTTTTATTTGTTATTTTTTCTCTACCAGCAAATATAGTATGAATTTTTTGTAAAAATTGAACATCTCTATTTGAATAATCAGCAAAGTCATTGTATAATTGATTCACAAGACCAGTAGTAGGAACAACTATTAG